CCTGTTCCGGCGACTGCGGTAGCCTGTACCGGGTCAATGCCCGTAGCATGGCCTACAGCCTGTTTGAAATGAAATACAGCAACGACACGGTGAATGTTTTTCAAACTGAGATAATCAGTCGTCACACCGCCGTTGGTAGTAACCGGCCCCAAAGTAAGGGAAACCGGCACGATATTTTCAGGAATCATTGAATACATTTTCTCACCTAATCCTTATCGAGTTGCGAGAGCGACAAACGGCGAAGTAGTAGCCGCGCCCTTAGCCGGGGTAATGGCTGACTTCAGCCGGGGCTGACCGTCGAACCAAGTCACAAACCGGAAAGCGGTCTGGTTGTAGTCGAATTTCAGATGGATCGAGGAAGCCGACTCAATTCCGCCTTTATTGGCTGCGTAGTACATCGACCAGTCACCGAGGACTATATCGCCGGTAGTGCCGAGAGTTGCACACTGCTCGATAAAGACAATCGGGATACCAAGGAGAGTGCCGTCAACGCCGTCAGCCGGGTTATTGCTCGGGATGTAGGCGGGCATCAAAGCACCACCTGTTCCGATAGGGAGAGTCAGGGTGTAAAGGCTCGGTTCAATATCCTGGTTTCCAACCCACAACAGAGATCGTCTGCTTCTCCGGCGCATCCGGGCTTTCATCTTGATCAGGTTATTGAAAAGCAAGGTTCCTGCTGCCTGCCCTGCTTCGGCTGCGACAGTGACCAGGCACGGAGCTTTCATAACGCCAAGAGCCTCGCCAGCGCCGGAACCGTTTAGCGCGAGATCCTGGCCCTTATATGCAAACTCCTCATTGAAAAGCTCGGTCATCTCACCGGTCAACATCGGCGCGTTGCTGAGAATTTCGTCAGAGGCAAAGTACATGCCGGTCAAGCGTTTTGGCTCAAGTCGGATCTTGTCGAATTTGGTTTTGCTCTGAGTCATCAGTGCAAGCTCTTTATCGGAGTAGACCCGAACACCGCCGCCGCGAGAACCATCGGCGCGGCTGGTTTCATCCAGGCCGACAAGCTCAACAAACTGGCTATTCCCAAGGTCACGATTTGCAGCTCGGGAAAGAACCTCGGAGTTGTTGAATCCGTTTTTCAGCATATCCATGCTGGTTTCACCCTGGAGTAACAATCCACCATCCTGCCCAGTTGCCATAACCATTCCGCCGGTTCCGGCAGCGCGTTTCTCAGCAAGGGATTTCTCACGCTTGACCATGCTGTCAAATCTTGACCGTGCCTCCCCGTAGCCATCGCTGTTCGGAGTGGTCAGAATTGCAATGTCGATCATCTGCCGCCCGAGAGCGGCATTGCCACGATAAATCGGCTGATCTTCAATGGAAATCTGGCCGGTAGGCGGTTCGCCGTTAATAGGTGCGTTACTCCTGGCTTCCATTGCCTCGATTTCGTCGAGGTCTGCCAGGTCTTTTTCAACCTCCTTAACGCGCTTCATCGTCGCATCATTTTTTTCTCTTACCTCGGCGGTGCGGGCTTCGGCACTCAGATTCTTATATACCTGAATGCTGTCCAGCAGGGCGCGAAGCTCCTTTAAAAGTGCTTCTTTGTTCATTTTCTTACCTCATGCTTTTGGAGTAATAGGTCGATATCGATGTTTTCATTTTCAACGATAATCGCGCCCTCTGCCGCTCCGGTATCACCGGGCGAAACTTCATCGCGACTGCGTTTTGCAATCGTTGTGTCTGGATAAGCTGGGAAAGTTACGGGTGACACGTCAAACAACTCGCGAACCTTGGTTATTGTTCGCTCGTCAAGCTCTCCCGGTTTTTGTGCAAATCTCCACTCGTTAGATTCGACAATAAAACCGAAAGATTGCTGTTTTATGTCGCCTCTTTCAACAAGTGCGTAAAGGTCGTTTGCCGCTTGCGTATTTGGTAAATCAACCTCCATGTAAAGCCCTTTGTCGTCTTCCTTGAGCCGCAATGTTCCGCTTGATCTGCGACCCAGGACAATATTGCTGTCATGATTAAAAAGAGCGACAGTATCACCGCTTTTAATGGCATCAGCAAAAGCACCCTTGGCTATCTTCTCCCGGAACCACCCGAGGTCATCTGACCATGTATCGAAAACAGCAGCGTAACCGCCGATTTTCTTTTTCCCATCGTCCTCAAAAGCCCGAAACTCTGGAGTGAAAAATCTATTTTCCTTCATCGCCTTCTGGCTCCTTCTCAGTAATCGGCTGCTGTTCTGGTTGTTGCTGCTGTCCTGCAAGTTTGTACGGGATCATATTTACCGGGACGTAAGCAATTTCCCCGCCCTCGATAGGCGGCATATCATCACGCATACGGATCTCGTTTAGCGGTGTACCTTGCTGCCACTCACGCCATGACATTTCAGACCGGGTTTTTGCGTCTGGGCGAAGGAGAGCATCGAAATTAAACTTGAAAAAGTATCCTGCCCGCCGCTCTTCGGCAGACAACAACTTCCAGTTCATGGCCTGTTCCCATCTGACAACCCATTGCTGCATGGTGCCGTCTAGGAAGGCTTTATTGCCCTGCTCGGTATTGTTGTAATTGGTGTTGGTTTTGAAAATCTCGATACGGTGAGGAGGTACTTTGAAAATCCCGCAGATTGCCGTGAATGTCATGTTGGCTTGCTCGACAAACTGGCGATCCACGAATGAAATATCCTGTTTGCTAAACTTCATCCCGTTTTCAAGGACCATCGGCACTCCGGTATTCTGAGTGCTTCCATACCTGCGCCGCAACCCTTCCATGAACGCTTCCTTGTTGTCTCCCAAGGTGTCGGGATGCTCAAGAACACCAGAAGGACGAAAGCCATTCTTCATGGCCGCGCCCTGGAATTGGTCTATTGCAATGGCGTTTCCAATCGCTTCTTTGGCAAAATTGGTGATTACCGATTCACCTTTGAGGCCGTCATAGCCAAAACCAGAGATGTGGAGAATATCCTTTGCCGGATAGGTTTTCTTGCCGCCTACCGTTTCGACATCGTAGACAATCCTGTCTGTCTTGTTCAGCCTGAAATTTGATATTTCTGATCGACTGGCGAATCTCGGAGTAGTGGCGCTCGGCATTATTGGCCACAATGCGCGTACCCCAAGACGGCTACGTTCGATGAAATTGAAATTATTACCAGCAGTGAGCAAATTGGCCTGTTGCGCCTCGCGCCAATTAAAGCTGGTCATCTGTGGATTGGGTGAATTCTTGCAAAGATCATAAAGAGGATGGTCAGTAGCGTCTTCAGTGCCACCGGCAGGCGCGGGGCGCTTCAGTTTCAGCGGGAGTTGTGCAAGCATTTGCGCTATCTCAGTTACACAGGCATAGACCGCCCACTGACGCATAGCAGACTCGCGAGAAACTGAAACCCCGGCAGATGCTGACGCGCCGATAACGTTGAACCAGAAATCATCATTGATTGCTAATGATCCGGTTGACGGTGTATCGTCTCGGCGCTCTATGGCTCGCGAAATCAAGCCCATTATTTACGCCTCGGCGCAGGAGGAGGAGAAGAAGGAATACCGCCCCACTTATGGGTATGTGCGCTAGCGGGTGGTATGGCAAGCAATACCCCGCTAACAAGCAGGATTGTGCCGCAAACACAATAAGAAATTCGGGGATCAAATAGAAAAAGGCCGTATCCCAAAAGGGACAGACCGGATATGGCGAGAATATCAGAAAGGTATTTCAATATTGTAACTCGTAGTAGAATTTTCCGCGAAAAAATTCATATACCACTACAATACAATTACAAAATTGAAATTGCAATATGTTTTTTGTAACTCAAGTTACTTTTTGTAATTCGAGTTACGATTGTGAAATTATTTAATCAAAGTAAACTCCCGTCATTCCCATCGTTTTTGTATTTATCGTGCAAAATTGCCCGAGCAAATGCCGTGATCAATGCATCTCCTCCATCTATTTTCAGGTCAACATGCTCTTTGGTCGCCATGATGTTCTCTTTTTTGTCAACATGGACAACAATGTTACCCATGCACCACGACAGCACCGGGTTGTCATCGTGGACTATATTGCCGTCGATGATAGCCTTTTCCAAGTCCTTCATTGGAGCGCTGAAGTGAGCAACAGTTTTCCCATACTCCACCATCATCTCGTCAGTCGCCTTTTTCCCTCTTACGCGTTCCAGCCTTTTCGACAATGAACACACCAGCGGCCAAGCAGAAAAGCCCATGTCAAGCGCAAACTCTTTCGCCATCCGGTTCTTGTTGAGGAAATCAAAAAGGTAATCTTCGATCAATCCGAAATCTATGGTACGTCCCGGATGAGTCTCGATAAAGCCCTCGTTTACCCATCGAAGGTAATTTGTTTTCGATGGATCGTTGGCAGCTTCTGCCGGTAGATGGAAATTCGAGAACACATAGTATTTATCGTTTTTCAGATACACCCTGACGATTGCCGTCA